TTAAGCCGGTTAACTACAGCAGCACGATCCTGAGGAGAATCCAGGCGCTTAGCATAAACGCCACGGATATCGGTGCCTAGATAATAGTCACCGCCACAGGATTCGCGGAACGGACCTTCTGCAAAGGTCTTATCAGTGTTGGGCTCAAAACCTAGGAGTCTAAGAAGGTGAATTACATGCCTAGCAAGATCAGCTTGGCATATAATGTCATCACCGAAGACGCCAAAGTTCGAGTCCGTGTGCACCGATGCTCGGAGTGAAACTCCGAACAATCGATACACAGCACTGACGACGCAGGAGAATAGTATGGTCTGTAACGGGAATGTAAAACCATTACCCATTGTACTAACCATATTCAACTCGAGCGTTTGCCCGTTAGGTAGACGAGAGGTAGGACTCCTTAAAACCTTCAACAGTCCGAAGACTGAGGGAGGTAAACACCATTCTAACATTGCCAGAGACATGGAGTCACTGGCTGATGATAGATCTATGGTGGCTAAGTGGTCACTAACAGACGCCTGTTGAGCAAGCCTCCTATTATGATACGGCTGATTAGCAAGATCTATTGAAAAACGCTTCTTTAAGCGGTCTTCAAGGAGCTTGCCAAGCCCGAGCTGATAATACATATTCAGCGAGGGCTCAGTACATATCGTACGGGAGGTCTTATCGTCCTTAGCGACGAAAGACAGAGCGTTTCCTCCAACAATGCGAGGGTCCCCGAATCGGAGAAGGCGAATATATTCGCCTTTAATCCACGTGGAATCAGCGCATGTCCTGTATATCCTATACAGGTCTGGTCTAGTTACCGTGAGGCAAGAAGAGAAGAGCTTCGCATAGAAGCTCGTCCCATTCGCGCCTATCGAGGCACCAGGTCCAACTCTCCCGCAGTCGTGGATTTCGTTCCATGACGGCGAGAAGAGATCGGCATGTCTCGATCGCTCGTATCCGAAGAACCACCCTATCGAGCTCTTAAACTCGTTTAGGAGAAGTTCATCGTAAACGGTCGACATGGTAGGCACCCAACCCTTGCATCTTTTATTGATAGCAAGAAATTTTGAGAGGGCGGCGGCGTCGCGATCAGGAGAAACACCATAGTCAAACTTTTTGATTATGGATTTCCTAATCGATATAGCAGCTGCGATCTCAGTAGGTGCACCGACCGGGGTCTGATCGAGTAGTGAATACTCGAGTAAACCCTGGTCGTTAAGGTCAGAAAGGAGGACCTTGTAAAGAGCATCAGGTTTTAAGTCCATGTTGCCATTACCTTACTGGTGAGAAGAGAAGTGTTTAGTTCGACGGCATAAGCGTCACGACGTCAACAAGGAGCCGCTTGATAGCGGGTACCATGTCAGCGCCGAGAAGCAGACCGATAAGAGCCCAAACACGTCGTTTCTTAAGGAGGTTATCGAGATCCATTACAGGATCCCGTTAACCGCCGTATCACCAGCTCCCGAGGACACCTGGCTCAGAGAGCCAATTGCGAGGGAGTAGGCCGCGCGAACGTTAGCCGGGTCGTAGGCGTCACAGCCAGCCGGAATCGAGACTTCGATCCGGATGACCATGACATCAGGAGCCTGGTTAGCAGCATAGTTGACACCCTTGCGGATGACATACACATGCTTGTTGCGCGGAATCGGACCGTACTTACCCGTCACCGGATTAGGGGAAGGCAAAACCTTCGGAACCTTAGGCCGGTTAAAGGTGATAGTAAACGGATCCGAAATGGCATGCACACGGACGGACGCCTGCGTGCCACCAAGAGCGGTGACGGCCCACTGCTTCCCATTAATATCCGGCGCGATATCACTCGCAACCGTATACGTGGGAAGCGTGAAGCCAGTCTGAGCCGCACCCGTGACCGGAGTAGAAAGAGCAATAGTCATTGTGATTTCTCACTTAGTAGAGGTTAAAGAGAACGAAGGCGTCCGAGAGCGGCAATATTTAGCCACTTAGTAGAGGAAATACCAGGAACCCTGAACCCAAAAGAGGGAACAAGGGAACCCAGATATCCCCTACGGATAACGGATCGCCTAGCCATTACTGCGGCCGGACTTTGGAAATCGTAAGCGACCTGGTAAACGGGAGGTGAAGGGAACGAAAACTTATCCGGTTGGATACGTATGTTCTGATTCATCTCGCGCACCAAGACCTTATCGACCCACCAAACAAGCGAATTCCGAAAGGAAGCCGCCTGAATGATGTTTCCAAGGTTCGTAAAATAATCAACCAGGAAGGAGTACGGGATTAGTTCCCAAATAGTCGGAACTAGTTGATCCCATCTGAGCCCAAATTCCTCACGGAATCTGGATGCCGGTGACGATAAGTCACTGGTATCGCACAATACCATACCATAGTACTTTACAAGTACCCTGGAGGTAGTGAGCGTCTCAACGCGGTAAGTCCAATTATTGATAACGCTAGATGAAACAGTAGAGGAAGGGCTTGGGAAGTCTTCACCAAAAGCCGTAACAAGTTTCCTTGTTGGGCGATAGGTGTTGAGCCTCGCAAGAGCCTTCATACCGTCATCTATGTCACCAAGAAGGGGACGCCAACCGAATACTGCTTCAAGCCAAGTATTGGCTACTACAACGTTTAGTGCATCACGTTCAGATTTCTTAGTTCTGAATGACCTATATCGTTTAAACCCACGTACGTTCTTTCGTACGATTCGGTGATAGCGATCTAGCGATGCCCGAAGCGCTGCAGCTGGATGATGTATCATCTCTATAGCCTCCTTCAATTCACCAAGAAACGCACCGCCAGCCATCGATTGCTGGACGGCGAGGGCCTTGCTGATGAAGGTGGTCTTAGCGATGTTATCCGCAGCATTTTCGTCGATGCTTCCAAACTGGGCGTCAGTAACGTTGGGAATTGGGCCGAAATAGCCGTAAGTCTCAGCGATACTGTACGAACCAGAATTGGCGGTAGTTTTGGTATCCCTAATATTTAGGGCATACCCAGGCTGAAAGGTGTACCATGACCTATCTGCATCAAATGCAGTAGTAGCGTCATAGCCCGCCTTAATAGCCTTCTGGTAGCTCGAGAACCTAGTGTCCGGATAGGAGCGATTCCTCTTATTAATATAAGTGGAAGAACTCTGTACGTAGCTAGGGGGAGTACCAATAGCGCCAGTAAGTCTGTTGTATGACCATGAACCGGACCGAGACGTCGTAAAACGTCGAAACGTTTGATTGTACGCCTCAGTTACCATACACGGTCTCCAACTCCTGTACGGAAGAATCGAAGGATGATTTCTCACCCTCACCTGTCGATGTCTCTTCTACTTGTCTGACGGATAAGACGTGGGAATCCACGGCGTTCCGCAAATCGATAGAAGACTGCAGAGCGAACTTCAGACTAAGAAGATCGAACTGCGGTAGCTCATCACTTCGGACGACTATATAGCCTGGATAGACTATGTAGACGGAATCCGAGATATATGAGTAAACATAGCCCCTATCCTCCTCAGAAAGAGAAGGAAAGGAGGGTGCTGTGTGAATGACGACCAACCCTAAAGAAGGGTAAACTTCAGTCGAGATCGAGAGGTCAAGCTTATCAGTTGACATATGTCACCTTAAAGAATGGCCTCAAAAGACCAAGACCGGAGTAGCCCGCAAAGTGCGAAAGCACCTTGGCGGCCCT